ACCGACAAGTGTTGCTGGAAATACTAATCAAGACGTTATCCAAATTCTTGCGTTAATGAACGCAAGTGGATACGAATTCTTGCGCAAGCATCCTTGGCGAACCCTTACAAAGCAAAAGCAGTTCTACACCGAATATCTGACCACCACAGGCACATGGAACGATGATGGGTTGTCCATCACGAATATTCCATCTACCAATGGTTTAGATAGCACCTACATGGTGGTTGGTACAGGACTTGACCAAAATACTTTCATTCAGACTGTAGATTCAAGCACCTCTGTCACTTTAACTAGAAAAACGACAGAGGCGGGAACAAATGCAACCGTGTACTTCCAAAAGATGAAGTATGCGTTTCCAAGCGACTACGAAGCCATCATCCCAAGGACAATGTGGGACAAAGATAAGCATTGGGAGATGCTTGGCCCTGAAGATGCGCAACAATGGGAATGGTTGTTGTCGGGATACATTGCCACAGGCCCTCGGATCAGATGGCGTTTGTTTAGCAAGTATTTCCAAATATGGCCAGGCTTTTCAAGCGCTGAGTTTTTGGGCTACGAGTACCGTTCAAATGCGTGGGCGTTGAGCGTTACTGATGAACCTAAGTTATCGTTTACCGCTGACTCTGATACTTGTATCTATCCTGATCGTTTGATGGTTCTGTCAACCAAGCTCAAGTATTTTGAAGCTAAAGGTTTTGACACAACGGCCATGTACCGTAACTATTTGGAAGAAATGGAAGCGGCTATTGCTTTGGATATGTCTGCGGCTAATTTGTCGTTTGCGCCAAGGCCAGGCACGATTCTAATTGGTTACGACAACATTCCTGACAGCGGTTATGGGGCATCACAGTAATGAAAATTGCCCAAAGAACTGCCGCTAATGTAGCGAGTATTCCCGCGCCCGTAGGTGGGTGGAATGTGCGCGATTCGTTGGCCAATATGTCGCCAACTGATGCGGTGACGATGACTAATTTCTTTCCTACCGTTTCAAGTGTGAACTTGCGCGGTGGGTTTAGCAAATGGTCAACGGGTATCACAGGCCAAGTTGACACGGTCATGGCCTATGAGACAGGAAGCGTCAGCAAATTGTTTGGTATTGCAAGTGGCTCAATCTATAACTGCACAACCAAAGGTGCGGTGGGCGCTGCTGAAAAAACAGGACTGACTAACAGCCGTTTTGAGCATATCAACGTCACAACCGCAGGAGGTAGCTTCCTTTATGCTTGCAATGGCGTAGATGACCCACTCCTTTATAACGGCACAACGTGGCAAAGCGTCAACGCCTCAAGCTCACCCATCGCAATCACGGGCGTGACCACAAACAAGCTAAACAATGTCACGCTGTTTAAAAACCGAGTTTGGTTCATTGAGAAAGAAAGTCTAAAAGCATGGTATTTGCCGACTAACTCAGTCGGTGGCGCTGCCGAGGTTTTAGACTTGAGTTCTATTGCCCGAATGGGTGGATACATTGTTTCTTTTAGCGCATGGACAATTGATGCGGGTTATGGCGTGGACGATAACCTTGTGTTTGTAACGTCACAGGGCGAGATTATTGTTTACCGAGGTACTGACCCCGCCTCTGCTAGTACATGGGCTTTAGCGGGCGTTTGGAAGCTCGGAGCGCCCGTTTCTAGGCGTTGTTTATACAAGTATGGTGGCGACCTATTGGTTTTGAGTTTGGACGGTCTGTTGCCCTTGGCTTCAGCGTTGCAATCGAGCCGCCTTGACCCAAGGGTTAATCTGTCAGACAAGATTCAGGGCGCTATTACTGAGGTGACAACGGCTTACCAAAATTCATTTGGGTGGGCTTTGCTTTATCACGCAAAAAACAATGCTTTGTGGATCAATGTGCCTGTTGGCCTTGGGGTACAAGAGCAATTTGTGATGAATACGATTACAAAGTCATGGACTAGGTTTACGGGATGGGACGCTAATTGTTGGGAGACATTCAACGACAACCCTTATTTTGGCGGTGATGGATACGTTGGTTTGGCGTGGGATGGGTTTGCCGATGATGGCAACGACATCAATGCCGTGGTTTTGCAAGCGTTTAACTATTACGAAAGCCGTGGAGTAAAAAAATACTTTACACGGGCAAGGCCATCCATTTTTACAGATGGAACGCCCACAATCTTGGTCGGCATCAATGTTGATTTTAGTTTGTCAGACACAGCGGGAACTTTAAACTTCAGCCCATCCAATTATGGAATATGGGGAACTTCAACATGGGACAACGCATTGTGGTCAAGCGGGACAATCATCACAAACAACTGGCAAGGCGTCACAGGCATTGGATATTGTGCGGGTATTCAGCTAAAATCAGCCTCACGGGGCTTACAAATTGAATGGGCTTCAACCGATGTGGTGTTCCAACAAGGATGGGCTGGCATATGAACGCAAAAATGGAAAGATTTGCCGATGTTTCAGCCGAAGCCGTGGTGCTTATTGGCAAACATTGGACTGAACTTTACGGCAACGGCAACCTAAAGAGCGATTTGGGCGGCATGATTGAGCTAGAAAGAACAGGAAATTTCGCATACTTTACCTTGCGTACCGAATCGGGTGAATTAGCGGGTCATGCGGGTTTTATGGTGTTCAGATCGCCTTTTTATGGCGCAATGCAAGCGTTAGACGTTTTCTACTATGTATTGCCTGAGCATCGAGGCGGTCTTGGTATTTGCAAAATGCTGAAATTAGCAGGGCAAATGCTCAAAATCAATGGTGTCAGCCAAGTCATGATTAGCCACAAGAAAGATCAAGATTTGAGCGTGTTGCTTCAAAGAGCAAACTATGAACCATCAGGCGAAACATACGAATTTAAGGAATAAACATGGCTTTTTTATGCCCACAACCCAAAGCCCCCGCAACGCCTGATTACGCTGCGGCTGCTACCGCCCAAGGTCAAGCAAATAAAGACACGGCTATTACGCAAGGTTATTTAAACAACCCTAACGTGATTGGCCCGTTGGGTGGTCAGACAGTTACGTTTGACCCCATTACAAATCAGCCAACGATTATGCAAACCTTGACCCCAACGGCTCAAGGCACGTTGGAGGCACAGCAAAGAGTTCAGCAAGGCATGGCAAGCCTTGGTGAAAAGGGTTTGGCAAGTGCATCAGACATCATTGGCAAGCCGTTTGAGTACACAGGGCCAGGTGGGATTTTCTCGCTTGGAAATGCGGGAAACATACAAGGATCACCTGACCTGATGGGCATGGGATCGGCTCAAGGAAATGTCCAAAGTGAAAAGGCATATGGCCAAGTTCCTACTCAGCAAGTGTCAGGCAATTTCCAAGGCGGCCAAGCCATTGGCGGTGTTTATGGCGGTACTGCTAGAGGCAATTTCCGAGGCGGCACGGCAACGGGTGGCGTAAGTGGCCCAACTTTGCAAGATACCTATGGCAATTATGGACAAGTTCAAAGTGCGCCTGATATGGGCGCATATGGTTCTGCTTCATCTATTGGTGCGGGTCAATATGGGTTGTCAGGCGGCATTAACCCATCTCAATATGGCACGGCACAAGGCGGTGTTGAGGGCGTTAATCTTCAGCAGTCACTTGGCAACATTGGCCAAATCAATCAAAACCTGAACGCCAATAATTACTTGGCAAACAATCAGTTGAATTTGAGCAATGTTGCTCAGATGCCTGTTAATGCGGGTACGACAGGCCAAGCGGCAATCATGTCTCGGCTTGCGCCTCAGTTGGAACGCCAACAAAAACTGACTGCTCAGAGTTTGGCCAACCAAGGCTTAGTGCCTGGCGGTGAAGCCTACACAAACGCCATGCGTGACCAAAGCCAACAACAAAATGATCTGTTGACCCAAGCGGCTTTGCAAGGTATCAGTTTGGATACTGCGGCCAATCAACAAGGCTTCAATCAAGCGTTGGCTGCGGGTCAATTCGGCAATACAGGCATACAACAAAACTTTGGCAATGCTTTGGCAGCTCAACAAGCCCAAAATGCGGCTCAAGGGCAAGGCTTTAACCAACAGTTGCAATCAGGTCAGTTTGGCAACCAAGCTCAATTGGCAAGTTTTGGTGTCAATTTGCAGAATCAGCAAGCGGCCAATCAAGCGATTGCACAAAATTATGGTCAAGGTTTGGGTGCACAGCAATTGCAAAATCAAGCCATTGCACAAAACTTTGGACAAGGAATGACCGCATCTAATGCGGCAAATGCGGCAATTCAGCAAAATCAAAATGCGGCATTGCAACAACAAGCGGCTGCAAACCAAGCCCAAGCACAACAGTATGGCCAAGCACAGGGTAATGCTCAGTTTGCGAATCAAGCCCAATTAGCGGGTTTTGGTGCGAACTTGCAAAACCAACAAGCGCAAAATCAAGCTATTGCTCAGAATTCTGCACAGGGTTTGGCTCAACAACAGGCTTACAACGCTGCCATTGGTCAGAACTTCAATCAAAACTTGCAAAATCAGCAAGCCTACAATGCCGCAATTGGTCAAAATTATCAACAAGGCATGGGTTCGCAAGCGGCTCAAAATCAGGCGGCTGCGCAGAATTTTGGGCAAAACGTAACTGCTCAACAATTGGCCAATCAAGCGGCACAACAGAATTTCAGCAATTCATTGGCTAGTCAACAAGCACAAAACCAAGCACTTGCGCAAAATCAAGCGATTGCCGCACAACAACAACAGTTGGCTAACGCTGCTCAACTTCAGCAATATAACCAAAACCTTGGTATGGCTCAGTTTGGTAATCAAGCGGCCACACAAGAGTTGCAAAAACAACTTGCGTTGCGCAATCAGCCTTTGAATGAAATCACGGGCTTGATGAGTGGCTCACAATTGCAGATGCCTCAATTCCAAGGTTACAACCCAACAAACATTGCCCCCGCACCAATATTTGCGGGTGCGCAAGCACAGGGTAATGCGGCATTGCAGAACTACGGTATTCAACAAGCGGGTGCTAATGCGCTAACTAGTGGATTGTTTAATTTGGGTGGCGCGGCAATGATGGCCCCGATTGGTACATTCTCAGATCGTAGATTAAAGTCAAACATTGAGCGCATTGGCACTCATAAACTTGGCATCGGTCTTTATGAGTACGACATCTTTGGTGAGCGTCAACAAGGTGTGATGGCTGATGAAGTTGAGAAGGTCATGCCTGAAGCTGTCTTGACGCACTCAAGTGGTTACAAAATGGTCAACTACGGTTTATTGGGGTAAAACATGGCTAATCAATACGAACAGTTTAATGTTGCAAACCCTTATCAGTTGCAACAGCAGGAGTTGGACAGACGCCAAAAAATGGCCGATATTCTGCAACAACAATCTTTTGATCCTATTCAAGCGGGTTCTTATCAAGGCATCCAAGCACCAATTAGCCCCGTTCAAGGTTTGGCTAAAGTGCTTCAAATGTACTTGGCAAACAAAACCCAAGAGGGTTTAAAAACAGAGCAAAAAGCCTTGGGTGAGCAATATCGTGCCGACACATCCTCTGATATTCAGCGATTAATTCAGGGCTTGCAAGGCCAAGCGGCCAAGCCTGAAATGAAGCAAGAACCAACGGCAAGAGATTTTGAAGACAATCCAAACCTTGCGCCATCATTTGCTGAAATGCTTCCTGACCAACAAAAAGCGTTCACGATGCCCGCCATGCCCGCAAAGGCAGCGGGTGTGCTTGACCCATCATTGATTGGCGAGTTCAAAACGCCTGGTATGCAACAACAAGCCATGACTATGTATTTGGGTCAACTTGCTCCTAAAGCGCCTATTGTGCTTAAAGAGGGTGAAGCGGCATATAACCCTGTAACATACGAAAAAATGTTTGCGGCTAACGCAAAATCGCCTTTTGGCAATGTTAATCCCGCTTCATTTACAGCCGCAAGTTTGAAGAAATTTACAGAAGGTGGCGGTAATGACTTCTCCTTATTAGTTCCTGCTGTTAGCGCAGATACTCAAGCAAGATTAACACTAGATCGTGAACAGTCTGATCGTGCGTTTTATAATTTGACTGCAAATCAGAAAGCTACTCTTGCTAATGAAGCGGCTAAGATTGGAATTAGTGGAGCTGAGTTGTTCTTCAACACAGGAATGAAAGCAGGAGGCGTTCCAAACCCCTTGGCAAATCAGCCTGTTACGCAACCCGTTGTTCAGCCCGTGCAACAACCTTTGGCACAACCTTTGGCACAGCCTGTTGCACAAGCCGCAACGCAAGCGCCACAACCAAGACCA